AACATGGAACAATAAAAGATGATGATGGAACTCCAGTAGTAAAAGTAATGACCTCTTTAGAATCAGAGGGTGAATCAATGTATCAAGCGGCAAAAGGGTTAAATATAAATGCTTTAGCAACTCATCATCCATTACAATTAGAGGGTTCACCTTTTTTTAAAAAAAACGGAGGTTTAGCTTTTAGCAAAATAACTAATCCTTGGCATATAAAAACTCCACCTGGATATTCTTGTTTATTTTTAAATCCCTTAAACAATGAAGAGCAAGATAGATTTTCAATAATTCCAGGTATTGTTCATACAGATCAATATCAGGTTGAAGTTAACTTTCCAATAGTAGTAAATCATGAAAAATATGGTAACTGTGAATTTTTGATTCCAAAAGGCACACCTTATGCACAAGTTATACCTTTCAAAAGAGATGATTGGAAAATGAAAATTAAACCAAGATCCACAAAAAAATCTAAACAAAAAATATGGCAATTATCATTTTTGAATAGATATAAAAACTTAATATTTAATAGAGGTAAATCATCATGGACTTAAAAGAATTAGTTTGTGTTAAAGAAAATTTTTTTGATACTGCATCTTTAAACAAATTTTTAAAATTTGTTAAAAATGATATGAATTATAAAGATCAAGAAATATTTAAAGCTAACGAAACTATTACTGAAACCATAGATCTAAATAAAAAAGTAAGAAAAACAGAGGGTGACTGGTTAAGTAACAATATGCTGATGATTCCAAGTAAAGAAGAGCCCTTTGCTATGACAAAAGTATTTTGGTATAATTTTCTTGTTTGTAAGTTTTCTAATTTTTTACACGAATTTTATGATAATAACAATATGAGATTAAGACCACATGATTATGATATGGACATACAAGTTTTAAAATACGAAGATTCTGGTCATTACGTTCCACATATAGATTATACTAAACATGCACCAAGACATTTTAGTTTTAGTTATATTTTAAATGATGATTATGAGGGTGGTGAAATTGAATTTCATTTTCCAAAAAATGAAGTTTTGAAAGTTAAACCAAAAGCTAATTCTTGTATAATGTTTCCAAGTAATTTTGCGTTTACACACGGAGTAAATCCTGTTACAAAAGGCACAAGATATGTAGTTGTAGGGTGGATGCCATAATGAATACATTTAGTAAACCAATTATATTAAGAAATTTAATACCAGAAGATTTAAGAAGATATTTGACTATGGTTTCACACATATATCTTAGATCAAATAATATTGAATTTGAAAATATGGATGGCGCGCATTCATGTAGTCACCACAATCCTTGGACTGATGGTTTATCTGTTGCAATATTACAGAGACTTAGAGAGGAAACGAAGAAAAATTTAGAACCAACATATGGTTTTTTAAGAGTGTATAATAAATATTCAACTTTGTCGGAACATACTGATAGAGAGTCTTGTGAATATAGTGTTACAGCTTTTATCGATTCTTGTGGCACTGCTGAATGGCCAATAAAAGTAAATGGAGAGAGTTATAATTTAAAACCTGGTGAGGGGATATTATACAAAGGCATAGATTGGAGGCATTCAAGAGATCAATTTTTAGGAGATTGGCATGCCCAATGTTTTTTACATTATGTTGACATGGATGGACCTTACAAAGACTTTAAATATGATAGAAGAAAAATACTTGGTCAATCACCAACAAATATATATAATATAGGAACACAAGGAGTAATATGAAATTTGACATAGATAAAGTAAATAAAACAGCATCATTAGTCTTTTCAGATGATGAGATCGAGATACTTAAAAGAAATAATAATAAATTTACTATTAAAGCTGAATCTTTACCCCATTTTAAAAATCATTTTATGGGTATAATTTTTGAATTAGGAAAAATGACAGAAAATATCTTGTCTACGGGGGATGAAGAGATTTCTCAGGAGGAAGTTACAAAGAAATAATAGATATGGTATAATATCTCATGCCATTAACAAATGTACAGATACAACCTGGTTTTAATAAGCAAATCACTGAGACTGGTGCTGAGGGTCAATGGGTAGATGGTGATTTTGTAAGATTCAGATATGGACTTCCTGAAAAAATTGGAGGTTGGGAACAACTTTTAGCTTCAACAATAGTTGGAGCTGCAAGAGAGCAATTTTCTTGGAGTGATTTAGATGGAAGAAGATACTCAGCAATAGGAACAAACAAAGTTTTAGTAGTTTACTATGAGGGTTCATTTTATGATATTACTCCCTTAGCCACGGCTATAACTGGTTGTACCTTTACCACTGTAAACGCGTCAGCAACAGTTACTGTAAATAAACCAGCACACGCATTAGAGGTTGGAGATTTATTTACTTTTACTTCTGTAACTCCTCCAACAGGCGCAGGATACTCTGCTGGTGATTTTACAACTAACACATTTCAGGTTGTTACTGTTCCTACAAATGACACTTTCACAATAACGATGGCCTCCACTGCAGGGACAACTGTAGCAGCGAGCGGTTCTGCAACTTTAAACCCTTATGTAAAACCAGGATCTTTGGCGCAGACTTATGGTTTTGGTTGGGGCACAGGAAGTTGGAGTGATGGACAACAATTATTTTCAACATTAAATGGTTCCTTAAACGATGACACAGCAGGAACAGGTGGTTCAGGGACATCAATCACTCTTGCATCAACAACGGGTTTTCCAACCTCAGGAACTATAAAAGTCGGTGCAGAGTTTATATCTTATACAGGAGTTTCATCAAATGACTTAACTGGAATTACAAGGGCCGCTGCTGGAACGAGATCTGCTCATTCCTCAGGTGCTTCAGTTCAGTTTTTTACAGCTTGGGGTCAGGCTTCATTAACATCCACTTTAGCAATAGATCCTGCATCTTGGTCATTAGATAATTTTGGAGAACAATTAATTGCAACAGTTAAAAATGGTAAGTCTTTTTCTTGGAATCCTATTAACGCAGATCCAAATGCTTTGACTACAAGAGCTGTAGTAATATCTAATGCTCCTACTAATTCTGTCATGTCATTAGTTTCTGACAGAGATAGACATTTAATAATGTTCGGAACACAAACGACCATAGGTTCAAGTGCTACTCAAGATAAATTATTCATAAGATTTTCAGATCAAGAAGATATAACTGATTATACTCCTACCTCTGTAAACACCGCTGGTTCTATTAGATTGGATTCAGGAACTAAAATAGTGGGTGCTGTAAAAGGTAAGGATTATACATTTATTTTAACGGATACTTCAGCATATGTGATGCAGTTTGTAGGACCTCCATTTACTTTTTCAATCAGACAAGTAGGATCTAATTGCGGAGCTATAGGTCAACACTCTATTAGATATGTAAATGGTGCTGTTTACTGGATGGGTGAGTCAGGTGGATTTTTTGTTTATGATGGTACTGTAAAGTCATTACCATGTCTAGTTGAAGATTTTGTTTTCAAAACAACAGGTGATAATTTAGGAATTAATTTTGACGAAGGTGAATCCGTGTATGCAGGGCTTAATCATTTATATGAAGAAATCACATGGTTTTATGCAAAAAGCGGCAGCAATCAAATAGATAGATGTGTAACATATAATTATCAAGATGGAATATGGGCTACCGGATCATTGAATAGAACAACTTGGATGGATGCCTCTTTGTATTCAAATGTATATGCAACAGAGTTTGAACCTAATTCTGTTCCTACTTTTCCAACTATTCAGGGAGTAACAAACGTAAACGGTGCTACGATATATTATCAGCATGAAACTGGTACAGATCAGGTTGATTCAGCTGGTGCTAGAACAGCTATCCCAGCGTTTATTCAATCAGGAGATTTTGATTTAAATGTAGGTGGAGATGGGCAAATGTTTATGAGCATAAGAAGATTTATTCCTGATTTTAAAGTATTACAAGGTAATGCGAGAATAACAATTAATTTAAAAAGGTTTCCTGCTCAAACAGCAGCATCTTCTCCATTAGGACCTTTTACAATAAATAGCTCAACAGAAAAAGTTGACACTAGAGCTAGATCGAGATTTGCAAGTTTAAAAGTTGAGAACACAACAACTAATGAAAGTTGGCGATATGGCACATTTAGAGCCGACATACAACCTGATGGAATGAGATAATGGCAAGGATAGATATTGTTATACCAGAACCTTCAACTCAATATACTGAGGAAAATCAAAGACAAATAAATCAGTCTTTACGAACAATGCAAGATAAGTTAAATACTTCTTATCAACAAGAATTAAAAAACGAACAAGATACATTTAATTATTTTTTATCATGACAATTCAATATAAAAACGCAGGAATAAATTTATCAAGCACTGGAACTACTTCAGTTCTTACCTCACCATCTGGAGCAAGATGTTTAATTAAACAAATACAAATAGATAACACATCAGGTAGTCCTGTTAACTTATCTGTTCAAGTAACTGATTCTTCAGCTTCATCAACATTTAGAATACATGGTAATCCAATTCCTGCAACAACAACTGTTAACATCATAAGTCAAACTTTAGTTTTAGAGGAAAGCGATGTTTTAAAAATGACAGCTGGAACAGCCAATGAATTACAAGGTATAATTAGTTACGCTCAAATAGATAGATCTCAAGAAAATGGGTAAAAAACCTTTATTTGGAGTAAACACATACAAAGGCTCAACAAGAAAGAAACGCCCTGGTAGACATAAAAAAAGACTTAACAAAAATGAGAAAAGAATGTATAAAAAATACAACAGACAAGGCAGATGATTATTCATACTCATTACGATTTAATGGTCCCAACCAGAGTAGTATTTCTAGAGTCCTCAATAAAAAATTGTTATGATGATTACTTTATACCCTCGATTGAAGAAGGCATAAAAAAAGAGGGTAATAATAGTTATTGGACAAATGTAAAAGGTCAAATGACATCTTGGAAATATTTTAATGAAGACAAAACTTTCTTAAAATTGCTAGCTGAATCATTAAGTAGTTTAGACTTAAATCTTTCAAATCAGGAGTTAAGGGAGGCTTGGGGTTTTAAATTGAATACGGGTGAATCTACAGAACAACATAATCATATGAACCATTGGTCTGGTATATTTTATTTGAATGATACTGATACTACTGTTGAATTTCCAGAAATTAGAAAATCAATTAAATGTGTTAAAAATAAATTTGTTTTTTTTACTGGTATTTTACAACATGGAACAAAACCCTTGGTAAAGGGACCGAAATATGGTATAGCATTTAACTTAAGCAATTTAGTCAAAAAATAAAATGAATGATTTACCTAAGATACGCGCAGAGTCAAAAGAAATTATAAAACACAAAAGAACAGGTAAAGTTTATGCTAGTAAAGCTGAATTTGATGCTGATGTAGCAGATCCTAATACAGACACTACAGCAGATGATTTTAGACAAGATTTAGAAATTAAGGTTACAAGAGCATCTATAGAAGCACTTACTAAAAAAAATGGAACCTAGAGGCGCAACTGAGATACAGCATGAGCTGTTAGAAAAACACGTATCCAAAGACCTATTAGATAAAGTGCAGATATGCACTTCAATACCAGGCAAAGTTCCATTAGATCCAAAAAAAATAAACATACTATGGCAAAAAAATTCATATGATCAGGGTAACTTACAAGAATTTTTTTTAAATAAAGATAGATTTAATGAGTATGATTGGTATGTTTTTAACTCACATTGGAACTACGAAAAGTTTAGATATTTTTTTCAAATACCAGAGGACAAGTGCGTTGTAATTAAAAATGGTGTTGATAATTTTCCACAAAGAAAAATATACAAAAAAGGCGATCCAATTAAAATTATACATCACTGCACTCCTTGGAGAGGATTGAATGTTTTATTACTTGCTATGCAGATGTTAAGAAACGAAGATATTACATTAGACGTATATAGTTCATGTCAAGTTTATGGCAGTGAGTTCGCTGAGGGTCATGAAAAAGCT